CTCGTGCTTCTAATATCGGCAAAGCAATCTTGACCATCCTTAGCCGAGGAACAGTCAGGGTTGGAGACCAGAAAGCAGATGACAAGATTCTTGACCAAATGTTATCAGGAGACCGTGATGCTCTTATTCTCGGTATCTTCAAAGCAACTTTTGGCAAAGAGACTGAGATACCTGCCTACTGTGTAGGCTGTGAAGATATAAAGACTATTGGTCTTGACCTCGACACAGACATCAAGACAAAGGTTTTGTTGGACCCAATTAATGACCGAGTCTTTACCGTAGAAGGAAAGAACAAGGTTTACACAGTGCAACTTCCAACTGGTTTTGCACAAAAAGAAATGATTAGTAACTCCGATAAAAGTTCGGCAGAATTAAACACAATCATGCTTGAGCACACAGTCCTCAACATTGATGGCTCTCCAGTACTCAGCAAGTTGCAGGTACAAAACCTTGGTCTTACAGACCGTCGTAAAATCATTGATGAAATCAATGACAGAGTCTCAGGACCGCAGTTTGATGAGATTTCTGTTACCTGCCCAGACTGCGAAAGTGAGGTAAGGGTCCCAATTAATTTTGGAACCTTATTTCGAATCTAAGTCAACACCATACACGCATTTAGTTGCGGAATGGTCATCGTTAACCACATCCTTTAAGGGGTGGACATTAACAGAGATAAAAGAATTATCACCAAGAGAAAGAAAGAACTGGCTAGAAGTAGCCAAGTTTATTAGCCGAAAGGACTGAGCATATGAGCATGGTAGGCAAGATTCAGTCCTTGACTGGTGGAGTTGACAAACTTACAAAGAGTGCCGATGCACTTCTTGCGAAGTTAACTAAGATTAATGAAGTTGCTGGTAAAAGTATTGGCAGCGCTAATCAGGCTATCAACTCCGCTGGTGGCTCTCTTAATCTAACCCAAGGAACTAAAGTTCGTCTTGGTTCAGACAATGCTCGATTCCCATTAGCAGCACAGATGGCTGCTGGTGGAAACACCCTTGCTGGAAGCATGGGCGGATTCTCTTACCTGTCCCGTGGTGCAGCCATGGGCAACGCTGTTCTTGGCGTTGCATCGTCGGTTGTTAATGGTGCTTTTGGTTCAATGCCAGACCTCGGCACCACAATGCAAAACTCTTTGGGGTATTACCAGTCTGCGCTTAAGGCTCCAGGTATTAGCCGAATGGCTTTAGAACGCTCAACTATCTCAGCAATGAAGGGTGGCTTCTCTAGCACTCTTGGTGGTTCTCTTACTGCAAGTACTTTAGCCAATGCTGGGTATGGTCCAGGAAGTGCCAACTTTACACAAGCCGCTGGCGAAGTTGGTCGTGCCTTTAACTACATGGGCATTGACAATCAGGCTGCTGCATCTTCTGTTGCTGCTATGCATCAAGGTGCGATGGGCGCAAATCTTTTTCAATATGGCATTACTACATATAATCCCAATACAGGAAAAGATAAAACCACAGGGCAAATTGCTAGAGAGTTAATGAATGTAATGGGAGCCAAGGGAGCAACCGTTGCTCAAACGCAGGAGTCATTTAAACGTGGTGCTTTAGGAGCAAACCTTAGAACCATGGGCTTTGATGCAACCCAACAATCGATGCTTTACCAAGCAATGATTGATATTTCTGCAGGTCGCAACCCAGACGCAAACACTCCCGCTAAAGGAAATGCCAATACAGCACTAACAGCCGCTGGGCGTATGAATGCTTCTCAAGCAGACCTTATGACTAGTGCTGAAACACGAATGACAAAAGGGTTTGAAAATGCTGCTGATGCTGTTGAGGCTTTTAACAGAGCCTTGATGAGTTCCCCACTCTTTGGAGCAATGGCACAAGCACAGGGTACTGTCGGTGGAATTAAAGGCACAAACGTAAAATCAGCATTAGGTGCTGCAGGAAACATTTTAAAAAGAGTTGCTGGAGTAGGACTAATGGCTGCAGGGGCCCTTACTTCGGTAGAAGGAATTGGAATTCCAATTGCGGCTGCGGGTGCAAGCATGGCACTAGGTGGGGGTTCTAACGGCTTTGGTGCATCGTTTGGCCGTGGTGGTGGACGTGGCGGTTCGGCCCCAGTAAGGGCTGGAGTAAGCGCTGCTTATGGAACTCAAGATACTTCAGGATTATGGGCCTCAACAAATAACACTCATACAGGAACAGACTACAACGTACCAGTAGGAACACCAGTAACCGCAGCAATGGCGGGCGTTGTTTCCAGTACCGACTTAGGTGCTGACTACGGTATGGCTGTAATGGTTGACCATCCTGGTGGGTATCAAACAATTTACGCTCACCTCAGTGAGAAAGACGCCAAGGTTGGTCAGACAGTTGCTAAAGGTCAACGTCTTGGTAAGTCAGGAAATAGTGGCAACTCTACAGGTGCACACCTTCACTTTGAGGTCCGCAAAGGTAAGAACAACCCAGTCAATCCAGACACATTGCTAAGTGGAAGCAACGATGTTCTTAACCCATACTTTGCAACTATCCTTCCAACGCAAGGAGATGTGACTGGTTCATCAGCGTCAACCCCAACATCTACATCTGGTGGTGCAAACCTAAGAGGTAAGGCGGGAGCAGGTGCTGCTAATGGAGACGCTGTAGCAATGCACCAATGGTTGATGAGTCAAGGTTTAAGTGCAAATGGTGCAGCAGGAGTTGTGTCTAACCTTCTTGCTGAATCTGGACTTCGTACTGGGGCTGTTGGAGACCAGGGAACTTCTTACGGAATTGCTCAGTGGCATTTAGGACGTAAGGACAACCTCATGCGGTTTGCAAGAACTGCAGGGTTAGACCCGTCGTCATTAGATGCACAATCTCAGTTCCTTATGAAAGAATTGCGTGGAAAACAATACGGCAGTTTGATGTCCACACTAAGCGACCCTAATGTCAGCGCCTTTGATGCTACTTCTGCCTTTATGAAGACCTTTGAACGCCCAGCCAATACTTCGGTAGAAGCAGTTACTGGAAGATATAATAGAGGACAGGCTGCTTTAACGCCAAGTGGCGGAGGTTCTTATGGAACTTCATTTGGGGATACGTCTTCTGCGACAGGCGGCAATAATACTGTCAACGTGACATTAAAGATTGAACGAGCATCAGATGAAGAAGCGGAACGTTTTGCTCGTAAAGTAACTGATTACATTCAAAAGGGAACTGAGATATCTATGATGGGACGCTCATAATGGCTACACGAAATCAACTTCTTACTCAAAAGAAAAACAGTGATAATGCTAGAGCAGCCTATCAAAAAAGTAAAAAGAATATTCTTAATTATACAAACCAAATTTATACTTTAAATAATGACATTATTTCACTTACTAAAAACATTGCTGATTATGAAAAAATTGTTTCTCAACGAGACACTCTTTATAACGCAAAAGAAACTCAATACCATGCAACTGATGGTCCAACTCTTACAAACGCACATTTGACTGATTTGTTAACAAATACTTCCTACGGTAAAAACGGAACACAAACATTTAAAACTCAAATAGCAAAATGGAAAACAGCAATTGAAAATGATAATCAAAAGATTGCTAACTTTAATAAAAGTATTGTAGAACAACAAGAAATTTTATTTAAACGTAAAGTTGCTCAACCATCAAAGCCTAATAGCAATGGTAGTGCTCCTGTAGTAACCAGCCAGGGAACAGACATATTTTCAAAGGACTGGAAATACAACGCCCCAATGGTAAAGAGCGCCTACTTTAATAGTTCTCAAGGTTTAAGTAAGAGTTTAGTCGGAGTAACTAATGATGGTAATTTTGTTGATGCGGGAAAATACAACGACGCATTTAAGGCTTGGAAAAACACCACAGGTGGGCGAGGCACCCTTCAAATGGATAGGAAATATGTAAACTCTTTATCAAATAGTCAGAGCAACTCCATAGCCGTTGACCCACAAATGTACGGTTTTAAATTCTTGTACAACCCTAAAGAAGTGGCTATGTCTTGGAATCAGTTAATGGCAATGGACCCAGTTTACGAAGCATCTGGACAAGACGCTTACACCTCAGTATCTGCTCAACTAGTAGCCTCAACTGTTGAACTTACTCTGCTTCTTAATCGTATTGGTGATTTTGCATACATTAATGAAAATGGATTTAATTCAGGATTTGGAAATGAACTAGACCCAACGTATGTAAGGTTTTTACAAGACGACCTAAAACAAAGCAATAAGATTATAAATCCATATCCAGATTTAGTGGATGTTGATGATTTAAAAGAAATTTATAAAAAAGGGACAATGTACGATTTAGAATATTTATTTAAAACGATTAATGGTCCTCATGCAACATTCATCTCACAACTTAATGGGCAAACAGCAGACCGAGGTTGGATACGTCCAACTTTTGTTGAGTTACATCTTGGTGCAGGAATGCGTTACCGTGTCAGGGTTGTTGAACTGTCTGTTACTCATTCTATCTTCAATAGTCGTATGGTTCCTATTCTTTCAAGCGTTCGTTTAGTTCTTGGAAGGTTTAATGACGGACCTCAAACTTATACAGAATCACACCCATCTTATGGAACAAACAACACTCCTCTTTATCAACCTGGAGGTACACGATGATATATCTTGATAGTCGGTACTCTGACGGTGACCTTACTAAAACATACAACCCAAGAAAAGATTCGTATGAATTAGTAGTTTATAGAAAATGGCCAAACTACAGCGTATCTTTCTTTTATTACGAATGGAAAGAAACAGATAGGATTGACGTACTTGCGTTGCGTTATCTTGGTCAACCAAATTTATGGTGGCAAATCTTGGATATAAACCCAGAAATTATAGACACCTTAGATATTAAACCTGGAACTCAGATTCGTATTCCAAATGAATAACGTAGCCGTCCAAAACCGTGCTGGCTCCAAGTTCACAGTAACTTATCCAGATTTTCCATCTGTAATCATTCAACCACATAATGTATCAATCCATCAAGAGATAGGGTCACAAGATGTGGTTGAGTTATCCTACACAAGGTTTAATGCTTTTTATCAAAAAGTTTTAAAAACGGGTGTTCCTGTAAGTATAACTTGGAAAAATGACAAAACATCTGGGACATTCATTGGTTATGTAATGGATGTAACCCCTGTTGTTCAACAGTCTATTTACAGACCTACTGTAATTAGGTGTATTGGTGCTTCACTTTCTTTAAAAGAAGGCGGATATAAAATCTGGAAAAATCAAACGGGTGCTCAAATTGTTTCTAGCATTGCAAAGGGGTTTGGTCTAAAACCAGTAGTCACTGAAGACAATGTCATATTTTCTCAACAGTCTCTTGCTGGTCATACCTATTGGGAAAAGATTCAAGAAATAGCCAAACGTAAAGGGTACGTTGCTCAATGCTACGGAACTGAATTGCATTTCCACCCTTTAGATAAAATGATTGATGTAGCAATGACGACTATACCAATTTTTTCTTTTACTGAACCATACGGCACTCCTTGGTCGTCAGTGCTTTCTCAAACCCTTGACCACTTTAAGCCTACAAGTGGCGACTTCTTTTCTCATGCTAACAACAAAAGAACTACTAAAACCGTAAGTGTCGTGGACCCAATTACAGCAAAACTTACAACGTACTCACACAAAGCCAACACAGTAGGTAAAAATTTAAGACAAACAACTAAAGACCCATTATTTAAAGAAACACTTCCTGGGGTAATTACAGGTACAGCAAAGATGGCGGAATCTTTAGCATCAGCGCATGCTCAACTATCTCGTTTTTCTATTCATGCTGAAGGGCGAGGTCAAGGTGACCCACGAGTAGCACCCTACAGAACTATTGAAATTAATGGTACAGGCTCAACAACTGACGGATTTTGGGTAATCAAAAAGGTCACACATAAACTAGTGCTTGACGGTCGTTATAGCATGGAGTTTACTTGCATGGCCGATGGTCTAGATAAGAACATTCCCAGCGGGTCAAGACCAGCCATAGCCAGTAAAGCCCCAGTAAGAAACTTAAACTATGAAACAACCACAGGTACCACAGTTAAACCTACATCGGTTAAACTTAATGCCGTGTCTCCACTTATTTCACAAACTAATGCTGGGTGGAATGTGACTCCAAGACGATGGGTAGGTAACTAATGGCTGAAATTGGTATATCTTTGCCCTTTTCTATTGATTCTTATGGAAAAATAAACGTGACTGACCAACAACCTAAATTGTGGGCAGACCGTGTTCGTTCTGTCATCGGCACTGCTATTGGTGAAAGAGTTATGCGCCCAGAGTTTGGAAGCGAAATTTCTTACGCCGAGTTTAAAACATCAGAAGATGCGGCGTCACAAATTGAAAACACAGTATCACATTCTTTTGAAACACAGTTAAGCAGACTTCGTTTACAAAGCGTTACAACAAGTCTAGATGAATACACAGGTAACTTAAATGTGACCATAATATACGCATTACCAAATCAAGAACTAGTTACAACAACCCTTGGGTTTGTTTCTATCAATGGAACTAACCCGACAGTCAAGGAGACAATGTGAGCACCACACCCGTTTCAAGTATTCCAATTTCAATAGATTACACAAGTAAAGATTACTACTCACTACGAGAAGAACTCATTGCTCGTATCCAAGACCGTCTACCTGAATGGTCAGCATCTGACCCGTCGGACTTTGGTGTGGCTCTTGTGGAAGCATTTGCTTACCTTGGTGACCTCATGTCTTACTACATTGACCGTAATGCTAACGAATCATTTATGGCAACTGCTACACAGCGTTCTAGCGTCCTTAACCTTGCTCAAACTTATGGCTACATTCCAGCGGGATATCGTCAATCATTTACCACCTTTAACTTTACCAATACATCTGCTTCACAAATAACTTTGCCAGCGGGCACCGTGTTCTCTGGAGATGTTGTTATTGGGGATATTGTTCAAAAAGTATACTTCACAACAAATGCAGATGTAGTTATTCAAGCGCAAATTGGAGATGTAGCAGGAACTGCCAGTATCACGGCAAACGAAGGGCGCCCAGTAACTTTAGTCTCCAGCAATACAAACACCTACGGAGAACTGATTGGGGTTTCTGCAGGAATTCCTAATACAACTTTTGCATTGGGTGAGGTACCTGTAGTTGATGGCTCAGTTGAAGTTTACGTACAAGACGGCGACGTCTATTCAAAGTGGACTCAAGTACAACACCTCATTGACTACAACCCCACTGACCAGGTGTTTCAAATTACAGTAGATGAAAACAACGTCGTATACGTAAACTTTGGTGATGGTGTTTCTGGATTTATTCCCACTAAGTACTCCGAAGTAAGGGCAAACTACACCGTTGGCGGAGGAATCATCGGTAACGTTAATGCAGCAACTATCACCGATATTAATTACGTTTCAGGCCTCTCTGAGTCAGCAATAACAGCGCTGGGCAGTTCATTGACTGTGACTA